CTGATTAGGAGTACCCGCTTGAAGACGCTTGATGGCGTCCATAGTCTGATTGACCTTCCATGCAAGGATCGAGCTGTCTACGTCTGAATATATCGAGTAGCCGACAGTCATGTCTTGCTTAAGACGCTTGACGTCGCCGCCCTGCATCATGCCCTCGAGAGTCTTAAAGTAGAAGCCGCGCCATGTCTGCCAGAACATGTAGTTAGAAGTCTTGTTCTTCTGCGAGACGCTCTCTTTGCGAAGAGTCTCGATAGCGTGAAACACTGGCTGATTGACTACTTTGAAGTTACGCTTGCCCTTAGTTTGTTCGACTTGAATCGGCAACTTAGAGTCTAACTTCTTGAACATGTCTTGAACTATCTCAGAGATAGGCTGATTGTAACCCTTCTGAGCGTAGACTGCTTGACCCTTCAATACCTCTCGAGAGATGACCTCGAGCTTGTAGATCTTTGCCTTCATCGTACCGGTTACTTCGACTTCTTGTACAGAATTTAGATGAAAGTTGTACTTAAGAGCGAGACCGTTCGGCTTCTGCATGTTAAACATTACTTCTTCGTCGCCAGCTATCTTTAGTTTACCAAGCAAGTCGTCGTAGTCTATGACTTCTATAGTTCCTTGAACGCCTGGCGTAAAGATCGTCTCAGTTATAGTGCAAGACAAAAAGTTGACTGTAAAGTCCCACGTCGAAGTCCTAGGCGACACTATCTGAAGTTTAGTTACAGCTACGTCACCGGGATTAAATCTAGGCATTACTTATTGAGCTCCGTATCAAGATCAGTCACAAGCTGAGTCACATATTCTGGTCTTAAGATTCTAATAGTCCTGTTACCCTCGTTCTTCTCTATCTCGTAGTCTACGTAGTACACTGGTGACCAGTAAGAAGCTACTGGTTCTGTCAGATTGTTACTAACGAACTCTACGGAAGTGATGACACAGTTTGCATCGCTCTCTGTTCCGTACACGTAGCTATTAGAGTTTAAAGTGATGGGTCCGTTTGGAAAACAGTCGTCGAACACGTGTTGCACCATGAGAACGCTGCTATTAGAGAATATAGCCTGCGCTTTACCGTTAGAAGTGGGTTCTAACTTAACGTTGACTACTTCGTTCCTAATGAATGGCGTACTGTTCGCAGCACCGGTTATCTCGTACTTGATGATGTAGTTGGTAGCTATCTTAGTATCGACTTTGATTCTAGAATAAGAAGCTACGCGGCCACCGATGTAGACCGGTTCCCAATAAGCTTTCTGTTCAGCATCCAGTGCATCATAGGCAGCAACGTCTATGTCTTCTTTGCCCGGCCAGTTGTTTCTGTAGAAAGCTACTTTTTGAGTAGCGTTCTCGATCGATCCGTACTTGTCTTTGATGAAAGTGGTGAACTGTCTGTCTGACATGTACCACTCGTAGTACGGATCGGTGATGCCGTTGACTAAGTAGAGAGACCAGCTATAGTAGGGATCTTCGTACTCTGAGTAGCTGACCTGATCGGGTCTCACGTCGTTTGTGATGTCCATCGGGTAGAAGATGTACGGATTAGACAGAGTATTTCTAGATACGACGGCGCGCTGCGTGATGTCTATCGCAGTCGTGTTAGCGTACGTTATCTTCTTGAACTTGCTAAAGTAGTTGCTGTCTGTCATCTCAGATTCCTAGAGCTCTAGTTATAGCAGTGGCCGCGTCCGCTATGTTTTGTCCAAGTCTGTTGCCTGCAGTACTAGCAGCTCCGTAGTCTCTCTGCAACCAGAACTCGATCTCGAGGAAGTTGATCCTTATCTCTACTTGTGTAGGCGCTCTAGTAGAACCAAAGAAAGAAGCTTGGCCAGCTGGAGAGAAGTTGATCGAGAGAGACTCGATGACTGCCGGCTTGAAGTTGTAAGTGAAAGTTTCTGGATTGCTAGTACTCACCGAGATCTTGCAGATGTTCGGATAAGTCAAGAGAAGACCGCCGAGCGCAGCGTCTGGAAGTTGGTTGTACCTGAGAGTGTTGATGATGGCGTTCAATCTCTGAGACTCGTCCGCGTTAGACGGCGCGAGCTTCCAAGTAAACGAGTGCTTCTTGAAAGACGGCTGCTTGAACATGACGGTTAGAAACGGATTGGCTGCTACGCCAGCGAACTGAAGCGCGCCAGCTCCAGCTGTACTGTAAGCTCCGCCGATAGCGCCGCCGACGGCGTTGAGACCAGAAGCAAACTTATTGACCGATGGCACGCTCGCGAGGGCGCCGCCTATAGCTGTACCGAGCTTCTCTTGTTCGTACACTACGTCCATCTGATCTTGCATAGCGTTCGGAAGAGGAAGTCTTATCGTGCCGACGTCGTTGAGGATCATCGACTCGGTGCCAGTAAACGATGGACGAGTGTACTCATAGAAAGAGAGCGACATCCAGTACGGAAAGTTGTTTCTGCCCAAGTCTGAAGGGAATATCAAGTTGCCGCTGGCTGCTGTACCCTGATTGCTTCCTATCTGCTGTATGCGCGTGAATTGATTACCGGGTGTTACTGGTATTGCTGGGACAGCTTGTGGTGTTGTTGCCGGCATCTATGGATCCTTGATAAATATTTCTTTATTATTTATAGAGAGTCATGAAGACATACAAGGGTTTCTTTCGTCCCAAAAATCCTCAGAAGTACATGGGCGATCCCACAAATATTATTTATCGCTCGAGGTGGGAACTTAAGTTGATGATGTACCTCGACGATCATCGAGACGTAGTGAAGTGGGGCTCAGAAGAAGTAGTCGTGCCGTACAGGTCTCCGATAGACGGTCGCCTGCATCGCTACTTCGTCGACTTCGTCGTGACCAAAATAAATAAGGAAGGCAAGCGAGAGACGTCGCTCATCGAGGTGAAGCCCGCGGCGCAGACCAATCCGCCCGAGAAGCAGACCAAGAAGACCAAGAGGTACCTCACCGAAGTGATGACTTGGGGCGTCAACGAAGCCAAGTGGAAGGCGGCCAGAGACTTCTGTGAGGATCGCGGCTGGACTTTCCACATATTCACGGAGAAAGAACTTGGCATCAACTTTTAGCGACATGTTGAAGAAGAATCCCAGTCAGGCTAAGGCCGGCTCGCGAGCTTCTATCGACTGGTTTCGTAAGCAGGCTCTTTCTTTTCAGAGAGTGAACAAGGACAAGATCATCAACGAGACCGAGGAAGTGAACAGGATGGCCAGCATCGACCAGAAGTCGATCGGCAAGATGTACATGTTCACGTACGATCCCAAGATGAAAGAGATCCTTCCCTACTACGACACGTTCCCGCTCGTGTTCCCGATAGAGCTGTACAAGGACGGGTTCTTGGGTCTGAACCTTCACTACTTGCCGCCAGTCACCAGAGCCAAGCTGATGGACGCGCTGTACGAGAACATAAATAATAAGAAGTACGACAGCACGACCAAGTTGAGGATCAGCTATCAGATCTTGGCCGGCGCTGCCAGGTACAAGTACTTCAAGCCGTGCATCAAGAGGTACCTGTTCTCTCATGTTGGATCGCCGTTCGTATACGTGGCTCCAGACGAGTGGGACTTCGCTCTCTTGTTGCCGACCGAGAGGTTCGAGAAAGCTAACAAACAGACGGTCTACAGGGACAGTCTAGCATCGGTAGGGTAAATGGCATTCGACGTATCGCAGTTCAAGGGTAGAGTCGCTCAGTCTGGATTCATTCAGACGAACAAGTACGAGGTGGCGATCAACTTTGACAACGCTGGCTTCGCTTCCAGCGTCATGGGTCAGATGAACTTCGCTCAGATTGCCAGAGAGCTGAGGGAAAGGTGCGTGAGCGCGTCTCTTCCTGGACTGGCTCTTCGTACTCAGGACGTGAACCGTTACGGGCTCGGCGTGACCGAGAAGATGCCGTTCTCGGGCAACTACACCGAGATAACTCTATCTTTTCTCTGTGACAGGCACGGGGCGGTCAACAGGTTCATGTACGGCTGGCTCAACTCGATATTCTCGGTGACCGGTTCTGTAGCTCCGACTGCCACGTTTGGCAGGGACTTCTACACGGCCGAGTACAAGGACAACTACTCAGCTACCATAGACATAGTGGTGTACGACAACGCTGCTGGCAGGCCCATCGTGTACAGGCTCTATAAGGCTTTCCCGATCTCCATGAACGACATAGCAGTCAGCTGGTCGGACAACAACAACCTGATGAAGCTGACCGGCACGTTCACGTTCAAGGAGTGGCAGATAGACAATTCCCGTGTGGCTCTCAACTTACCTTCCTTTGCCAGACCGGGAGCTCCGACGGGCATCCTACCAGTAGAAGTATCCGCACCAGGCGACCTTGGCTAACCAATCAACATCATGAGGTAAATTATGGCACTTCCTAAGATTCAGTATCCCATCGTGACTTTCGCGATCCCCAATTCCAAAGAGAAGTACACCTTCAGACCCATGCTGGTCAAGGAGGAGAAGCTTCTCCTGATGGCCAAGGAGTCAGAGGAGCCGACGGACGTCCTTCAGGCTATCAGGCAGGTGGTGAACAACTGCTGCATGGACAGTACCTTCAACGTGGACACCATTCCCTTGTACGCGCTGGAGTACCTCTTCCTCAACCTCCGCGCCGTGTCGGTGGGCGACGTGATCAAGGTCTCTTACAGAGACTACGAGGACGACCAGACGTACGACTTTGAGATCAACATCAAGAGCGTGGAAGTGAAGTTCCCCGAGAAGTCAGAGAACAAGGTGA